TCTCCTTTTACTTCTTGTGCTCTTGTTTTTTTTTTGTCTTGCGTTGTTGCTGCTGATCGTGCGTTTCCCCCGGGGCGGGTTATTATCTTAATGTCTTTAATTCGCCACGGCGTTTTTTGTTTTCAAATGCGCCCCGAATACACGCCCAATCTTGAACCATGCTTTCCCCGTTGGGAAATATAAGGGTTTGTTTTCCAACATAACTATCGGCGTCGTATCGTTCGCCCTTTGGCTCCAATCCTTGAACAACCACAATATAAACCATATTGCCAATACCTTTATAAGCAAAAGTTTTTCCGATTAATTTATTTGCGTCCATATCCTTTATTTTTTAATCTCGTAAATACTCAATGAATTTTCACACAATACTAAAGTTGGGAACTTAGTTTTATTCAGATAACAAAGGTTATCCAAATCCGCCCGGCTTGTATAAAACCACAAACCAAACTTTTTACCAATAAAATACAAATCATTAACCCCGGTTTCTCGGTACTTTTCATTCATTAATTGTTGACTATAAACGATACTTGAAAACTCAACTTTTCCGTCTAACTTGTTTGCGATTTCGGCAATATCCGTTGCCTTTGTTCTTTTCTTTTCCATGATTGAAAATTTATATTGTTCGGGGAAAACGCCCCGTCGTTGTTTAATGATAATAGAAAGTGATTTTAACCCCTCGGCGTAACTTGCAAACCTCTTTGTCGCCCATACAGTTAAACGCACGGTCTAACAAACGGTTTACCAAATTAATGTCACCTACAATTTTAATCAAACTGGATACACCAACCAACATATTAACCTTTTTCCCGTTTACCATTCCGGCAACCTTGATTTTGTAATTGCGGTTAATCTGCTTTGTCGTATATTTCAAACCGTTGTAAATGCTTTGAGTATTCATTGTTATGCTCTCTAATGTTTCGGGGAAAACGCCCCGTCGTTGTATTAACATGATGCAAAGATAGCGATAATATTTATATTACCAAAGATTTTATCTTTTATTTTTTCGTTTTTACTGCAAAAAGTTTCGTTTTTGGTTCCAAAGTAGTTATTTTCTTGAAATTTTCTATTTAAGCGACTTTTGTAACCCGGACGTAATTTATCCAATTTGAAATAAAATGCGAAATACGGGGCGGAAAACGGGCGAAAACAAAAAGGGGTTGCAACGCTATGTTACAACCCCCGTTTACTCGGTTCAATTATTATTTTTCTATGGTTACAAACTCAACCCCCAATATATGTGTTGCCGGGTTCTTGCTTATAACGTCAATTTCCCGGTTCTTTACTTTGTTGGTTTTCCAAAGGAACCCCAAAAACCGTTTGTATTGCACCGTTTCGGCAATCAATAGGCTATCCCAGTTTATATGCGTCCCGGTAAATGTATTGTCCGGGTGTGTGCATCCGTGTAACTCAAACCACGGTTCCACAATATCAACGCAACGTAAAACAGTCGTAACCGTATCGCCGGGTAAATAAACAATGCTATCCCGGACGGTTCCCCGCAATTCGTTAATCGTTTCCATTTGCGCCGTCGTAACCCTTTGCAAATCCCGGTTATTTGTCTGTAACGATTTGATTAACGCCGCATCATCCGCCCGGTACTTTTTATATTCGGATAATTTCAACTCCAAATTCCTAACCTTTGCAGCGTTCAAACTATCCTTTGTTTGATACGTGCGGACGTCCTGCAACAACGTTTCGGTATTACTCCGGTATTTATCCCGTTCGTCGGTCAATCGCTTAATACGGCTTTGTTGTACCCAAAAGGCGGCGGCAATCGCCATAATGATTGCCGGCAATAGATATTTTTTCATGCCGTTGCGGATTGAATGGTTATGTACGTCTTTTCCTGCAACAACGCCCGGACGTCGCCCCAACTACTATTATTATTTATGTTGTTGTTTACATCGGGATGCACGGTTATTGCAATAGTACCGTTTCCGGGTTGTATGCTGTTTTCAATTAAATGTTCTATTGTTTCGACGCTTAATTGCGCACAATCCGACAAATCAATGTTAGAGGAAAGCCCGGACAATTTAACCGTATGCAAAACGGCGCATCCTTTAAACGCATCCATTAAGGGAACATTCGAGGCAATTTTTAATATTCCCGTTATTTGTTCTAACCGGGAACAACCATAAAACGCACTTGCCAAAGTTGCAACGGTTAATTCAACGGTGTTAAGGTCTATAAAGATTGTCTTTTCTGCCTTATAAAATGCGCTATGTAATTTAAACCCGGCGAATCCCTCAAACCACGGCGGGCAACAAATATACTCGGCAATCGCATACGCCCACATTGCCGTATAATCGGCGTCGTTACTTACTTTATTATATTCTTCGGTCGTTAACATCATTTGACCGGGCGTTAATTGAGTGCTAACAGTTCCAATTTGAACGGTAAATTTATTACTTACAGGGTCGTATGTTGCGCCGAACATTTCATTATATCCGGTAATTTCCGCCTCTGTAACGCTTGCAATGCTTTTTACTTCGTCGTTGTGTTCAAAATAAGACGTCCCGGTTTGCTTTGAAAGATAGATTTTGTATGAACCATCCGGGGCGATTGATTGCCCCGTTATCGTTGTGCCGTTTACCTCCAAATAAGTAAACCCAATTAGGGCGTCGCCGTCTTGGATAAATAACCGGGCTTTTGCCTTTTCCTCGGTTACGTTGTCGATATACTCATTAATTGTTTGTTGGTCGGTCGTAATATCGTAACGGGTTGCGGTTCCCTCTTTATTCCCAACCTCGGCAATTGATACTACAATAGGCACAACGCCCGTTTCCGGGTCTGCAAACATTTTGTCCGCCATCGCATAAAGCAACGGCGCAATCTCTATTGCGCCCTGCGAACCTTGACTTTTAACCATGTCCGCAATATACTTTCTCATTTCTTCGTATGTCATAATACAAACATTTATAGGTTAATATACTCTTTTTGTGCATCAAAACACGGGCATTCTTTTATGAACTCCCACGGTTCAATAATGCCGTCGCCGTTTAAATCCGGGGAATAATCCCGGTGTCCCTTAATCGTTGCGTCCGGGAACATAACGACTAACCGCATAAGTAACCATACTAACGCCTCCTTTTGTTCCGGCGTGCGTGTGTCGGCGGCTTTGCCGTTGGCATCCAATCCCCCAACGTAACAAATGCCAATAGAACGGGAATTTTGCCCGGAAACGTGCGCCCCAATCTCGGAAAGATAACGCCCCGTTTCAATCGTCCCGTCTGGCAATACAACAAAATGATAACCGCAAATTCGCCCGCTTTGGGGTTGTTTCTTAAATCCCCGTTCTTTGTGCCAACCGTTGATAACTTCAACATTAACTTTTGCGCCGGGCTTAGTTGCAGTGCAATGTACAATCAAATCCGTAATCGTCCGGATCGTTTTTTGCCCCTCCAAATACTTTAAAATCTCTGTTTGGTTCATTGCTCGCCCTCCTTTTATTCGTTAATAATATCGTTATCATGTTCCCGTTGGTATCTCTCAATTATCGGTTGCCAATATCCCGGCAATACCCGTGTAAACTCCAACCGGATAACGTGGTAAATAATACGCAATGCAACCTTTGTTGGATATGCTTTAATAAGATTGCGGAATGCGTTTTGCAAATACACATACATAAAAACATAAGTAAGCGATTTAATTACTACTTTGGCGGCTTCATTATCGCCACATTGCAGCATAACGGAATAAATTACGTGTATGATACCCACATATAAAAGCAATTCCGCCAACGCATTCTTAAACTTACTGAAACGAAAGTTTTTGCAATGCTTTACGCTTACACCGTCCGCCCTCATACCCGCCCAAATATTGAAAGTAAACATTATTATCAATGCGTACATAAAACCTACCGTTGGGGTTAAATAAGCTAAAACCGGGCTTAACGACGTGGCGAATATCATACGCCATTGTTCCCACGTAAATAGTTTATCCATATTATTAAATAGTTAATGCCGGGGATTGTTCCCCCGGCTTGATTTTACCACATAAATTGCTTATAGTAATCATACATTGCATTTCCTAAATATTCATAAGCGGCTGCTGTAAAATGTATCCTGTCAACTGTTGGTTGCCCTGCCATACTAACAGTTTTAAAATAACTATCTATATTGTTTATTTCAGAAAAAACAATATTGGCATTATCTGTTGGATAGGTCGTTACATAATAATCGGAAATTTGCCCGTTAATAATAGGCATTGCGGGGCTGCCAAATATACCACGCAACCAACCTAATAAAAGTTCTAAGTTAGTTTTGAAAACCGGGCGTCTTATATCCGTCATATCCGCCTCTCCTTGGTGCCACAATATACATTGAGGCAATAACAATATACCATTTTGTTTAGCGTATGCAAATGCCTTATGTATACGTTCAATCATTTGTTGACACATTGAATTTTCGCCGCTTGGTATTTTTTCAATTTCGGGCGACCAGCACGCCGACCGTGTTTCGTCTACTGCACGTTGATAACCAATAGGTATTCCGCTATCTGTTTCTTTTATTGCATATAATTTTTTACCCGGATTAGCATCTAACCACTTTTTAGCAAAGAAAATATCAAATCCAAATTGATTACTATTGTTTGCGTATGAACCAGTATTTACCCCCAATTCCCATGCTTGGAACTTACCTGCAATACGGTTCCACATCATATAATTATCAATTTTATAATTCATATCAACCAACCATTGCGGTGCGTTTACTTTATTGCCTCTACCATCGGCGTTGCTTTGTCCGGCAATAAATATTAGTGGGTTGTAATCTCCTATATTCATTGCAACCCCTCGTTTGTATTGTAACAATGAATTATTGCCAAATACATATTCACGTTGTCCCAAAAACCACGGTGTCCGATTAATTACATTATCGAATTGCCTAATTAAATTCGGGTTATATTGTTTGATTTGCATATTGGGATATTCTGATTTACTCCAACATACTACTAAATGCGTTGCATTTGATGGTACAACAGACAATGATACGGGGAAATTCTCAACGTATGCGCCATTTGCACCGTTATAAGTTGTAAAACTTGAACGGCTTACAAAATTATTCGGATTAGTCACATCGTCAGAACTCCAAAAACTAATTGGTATTATTCCGCCACCTTGATAAGCAGTTGTTATAAATAACATTTTAGACGTAAACGCCGACAATGGAATTACAACATACGAATAATTAACATTGTCCGCTATTTCTTTTGTAAATACCCGGATAAACTTACCCTCTACACGTGGATAACTTGAATAATCAAACGCAACGGCATCATTTCCGACTAATTGCGCTAATTCCATAACGTCTAAACGATTTGTCCCCCAATCCGTCCAATTGTTTTCTAAATTAGACCAATGTCGTTGTTTGAATACTGTATTATTGAATTTATCCGTTTGAATTAGCGTTTGAGTTATATTGTACTCTGCAATCGTTGATGGATAAACAAACAACATTCCCGTTGTATCTATTGATGGACTTTGTGAGTTGTAATATACTCCATTGCTTTTGATTGTATCTATATTAGTTGCGTTAAACACTTGTGATTGGTTGGCTAAAGTTGATATCTCCCAATCCGACCACGTTTGTGTACTACTATCATATTTTCGTTTCTGAAAATTAAATTGAAATCCATTACTAAAATACATCCTTGATTGATATATTACACCCGATATATTACTAATCCAATAAATAAAAGGGGTTGGGCTATTTTTAACCGTCGTGTACATTCCGGGGGTAAACACCTTATCTTCATAATTAGGCGCATCTGTATTTGAACGGTCTACAAATCCTACAAAGTCAAATGTATTATCTTCATATTTAAAAAAACGTTGCGTCCATTCGCTCCATGTATTTGTATCATTGTTGTATGTTCGTTCACGAAATACAAATTTTGCATTATCATTATAATACATTTGTGTTTGATACCATACGCCCCCAATCGGTTTAATAAAGTATATAACCGGGTTTCCGCCACTTTTTGTATCTCGTATCCATAACCCGGACGTGCGCACTTTATCAATGTAATTATCTGCGTTTGGGTCGTTTGTTGTTAATACATTGAACGAACCTAATATTACATCTCTATCCGTAACACTATCCAACAAACGTGCATTATTCCATGCGCTCCAAACCTGCGTATTAGTATTAAATGTACGCAAAGCGTATATTAATTGTTGCCCATCACTAAAATATATACGCATTTGATATATTATTTCTCCCTTATTGCGAACGTGCAATATATATAAGCTTGAGATTTGGTTTTGTGGCTTTTTAATATATAATCCGGATGATTTAATATTATCAATATACGCTACATCATTTACATTATCGCTCACATATCCCGAAAATGTATTGCTATCAATCGCAATATTTGTTGTTTGCGCAATCCATGTATTCGACGCATTATTTGTTAATAATACAACCCCCTCCGTTACTTCAATCCCACTAAAGTTGGGATATATACCGGGTTCAGTCGCCAAATAAAATACATTTGCATCTGGAGTACCCGGATTTGTTGAAGGCGTCGCAATCCCTACAAATGTTCTATTCTTACCAATGGTTGAAATAATCGTATCCAATGTATTTTGTAACACATTACCCGTTATTTCTTCGTTTCCGTTTTGTTTAATAACAGCGTTTACCGCCGCTTTCAATTCATTAAAATTTGCCATAATCTAACTAATTAAAAAATCATTGTTAAAATCATTATTAAAATCTCCCTTATCTTGAATTATAACGCCCCGTCCGATTTTCTTTACCACGGTTGCGCATTCAAATTCACATTCAACCGACGCTAAATTGCCCTGCGTTTGCCATTTGGGGGTAATTAGAAACGTGTCGCAATCGTATTTCCTACCTTGACTATATACCGTTACAAAATCGCTCATACGGATTAACCGCATTACATCGCAAAGGTATTCGGGGGCTAAAAAGATAAACCGAAACGTTTTTTCCGATATTTGTTTTTCCGGGAAAAAATACCCGTCCCGTTCTTCGCCCTCTTCCTCAAACTTGTATTCCGGCTTTCCCAACTCCGAACATACGTAAACCCGGTTTTTGAATTGCACGCCCTCGTAAACGATTTGTCCGCCGTCAACCTCCATATTGGCGGCGTCGCTCCATTCAACGCACAAATAACCGTCCATTCCGCCGGAAATCCACGTAAATACATCGGAATAATACCATTGTACGCCGTCGTTAATTCCAATCATATAACGCCCCTCCGGGAAATCTAAAGCCATCGGCAATAAACCGGGATAAACAATAACATCATAACCATAATTTGCAAACCGGACAATCTGCAATCCGGTTTCCAACATCGGCGTTGTTATGTCCGCCAATATCCGGGTAAATTTATAATCATACAACCGAACCGATACAATGTTATTTGAACGGGTCGGACGTATGATTTGAAACGGCAATAATTTATTTATAGGCGTAAATAACGGGTAAACATCGCCATACGCATACGATTTTTTATAATCTTGGTATTGCAGACTTTCATAAAATGGCAATACAGACAAATTGTTATTCGGTGTCATACTTTAAAGTTGTTTTAATGGAACGACTGCACAAATTTACGCTTAATTTATCAACTTGACCGTTACCGATATACGTTTTTATTAGTTGCATCGGGTTTGGGTCGTCATTTGCCGGAAAACTAAACGTTTGTTTCTTCTTTCTCTCAATACCGTATGCGTAAACCTCGGAACCGTTTATTGATACACGACGGGCGGGTAAATCATACATCCAATACGGGGATTGTAAATTGATAAACGCCAAATATCCGTTTTGCAAAAAGTATTCGACGCCGTTTATTGTTTGGCGGGTAAATGGCAATATCCATTGCGACCCGGACGTTGGCGGGACGGCGGCAAACAAGGCGAACCCGTCGGAACTCATGTTGCCGGGATTTAACAACATTATATCAATATCGGACGTGAAATTTGATATATTAATTTCCTCAACCTTTCCGGGTGTTACATACTTGCTAATTACTTGTATCGGCAATCCCTCAAAAGCCGCCGTAACGTCGTCCATCCATTGAAATTGGTAACGTTCGGGCAAATCAACTTTATCAAACGAATATTCCGACGTATTGAACGCCCACGGTTTCCCGTTGCGCAAATTTAATTCCTTTGTCAAATCGTGGCTTAATATAACCCCGCTAGAATAGGAACCGCCATTGCGGAAATATTGAATATGCTCAATTTTAAATTTGCCGTCCTCAATGAACCAATAGCATTTGAAACAATCCCGTAACATATTGGTAAATTGTTGTAAAGTCGTTGGGGCTTTTTGTGCGGGTTTCTGATATTCCCCGTTTATAATATTGGTTTTCTGAGATACAAGCAACCGGAAATTCAATCCGGATATTGGATTGTTTCCGCTGTATAAAAATTGGCTATATTCTGCCGTGGCTGCGTGGGTAATACCCGGCGCAATCTGATTGAGTAAAACAGATATACACGACGCAACCGGGAACGCATCCCGTAAAGTATATTCTTTCCGGGCTTTTTCCTCTAATAACCAATCCATCAAATAAAACCCAAACCACAACGACGCGTAACGCCATGTTGACCGGGCAATTGGATAGAATGTTTGTCCGTAAATGGAATAGGGCGGCGCAAAATACTTTCCGTTGTCCGCTAATCCCCACTCGGTTGGGGTGTTTGAAAAGTTGTTTGAAATAAACGCCACGTCGATTGCATAACCAATCGCACGCCTATAATTACGGTTATTATCAACTATATCATCGGTGGGCAATGGATATGTATTTAGGTCGTTTATTTTCTCCACATCGCACAAATACCGGGCGTATATATTATAACTTTTCATATCGGCGTGCATTGTCCCGGTTGCTCCGGAACCCTCAACGGCGGTTAAATCAAACTCTAATGTATCAAACGGGGACATTGTGACTTTTGAATAACGAAACATTGCCACATCGTCTGATTGTCGGCGTATTTCAACCAATGCAACCCCAAACGGCACGCCGCTAATTTGCTGTTGTGAAATATAGATATAATAATTAACATTCAATTCCGGGTATAATTTCCCCTCGAATGCGTCCGCACCCGAACCCGTTGCCATTCGTCCGGTATAAAGCCCGGATATTGCAGCAGGGGAACCGTTGGATGTAATTTGTATTTCTTTCAATATATTGCACAAAGCAAAATGATAGGTTTGTACTAATGCGTTTTGGTCGGTCGTGGCGTTTGCGTCTTGTTCCCAATTAGTACCTCCCAAAAAACAAGAAACAACACTATCGCCCGGCACGTATATTTGAATTAATGGACGTTTGTTTATCGTTATCCGTTGAATTGTCGGGGCTAACGTTATTAAATTATATTCCTTTTCCAACCCTGCCAATACGTCGTTATAATCGTCGATTGCATCCGGTTGTACAACTACCTTTTTATCGTAATCAGTAAACGTGCAATCAGTTTTCATAAACTTGCCTTGAAAGTATTGGAACCATGTACGCCCGCCGTCGTCGCTCTTTTCAATGCAATACAAAAATTCATTGTCGAACGATTGGTTATTAATATAGGCGTAATCGTCCCGGACAAAGGTTATTTTGCCGGATAATTTGGCACGATAAAAACGTTGGTTCGTTTCTAATTCGTATTCCTTTGCCAAATCGTCCTTATAAATCGGATGCACGGTTTGACCTTGTAAGATGTTCGGGGCGTCCAACGTTCCCAATCTCAACCATGCCGCCCCGTTAATATATTGACTTTTTAAAACATTAAAACGAATATAGGCGGCATTATTGGGTATATCAAATTCCGTTATTGTTCCCGGCGGATTGCTCCCCCAACCTCCAATATATTTTTTATCACTATCATAAAATACGCCCCCCGAATAGGAACTAAAACTTTGATATATTTTTCGGGGATATACATTACTAATCGGGATAAAATTACGAGTATAAAAATAGTTATCATTATTCCCGTCAATCATTCCCGTTGTTGATGCAAATGCGCCATTTGCTAATAACGCATTTACAAATGAATGTCTATAAATCGGGTTCATATCAATTTTTTATTTTACGTGTTAAATTCTTGTAAACCTCAATAACATTGCCGTTGCCATCGGTATAACGACGACGGCGGTTTTGCTCTTTAATCTCCCTTACATCTTCTTTCAAATCCCGTAAATCCGGGGCGTTGTTTTGTTGAACCGTGACATTAACGCTGTCGGTATTGTAGGCATTCAAATACTTTTGCGGGAATGTCCCACGGTTCAAACTATTAATCACGTCCGGGATTATCCGGCGGAACCTCCGAGAATTACGTTTATTGATAACGGCGAAAAATTCCCCGCCCTCGGCACGCCTCCGGGTTCCGTCCGGTTTGGTTCCTAAATCCACATCGTCGCCGGATTGATGGGAACCGCCCGCCAACATTTCAACCGTACCATCGCCGTAACTTTCCGAACCCCCGGCGTTGGCGGACTTGGATAATTGGGCGGCTTTAATTTTGGCGGCGGCAAAGGAACCCCACATTACCGCAATAGCCGGTATTGCAAACGGGAACCCCAATTGCGACCATATCAAAGCGGACGCCGTTACAAGGTTGCCAATTTGTTGTATCGTTTGGATTGCTTGTTGTGCCTTTTGCGCCTTTTGTTGCTCCTTTAGGGCTTTTTCTTGGTTCTTTTTTGCTTGGTCTAACTCCTTTTGCGCCATTGCAACGTTATTGGCGTAACCGTTCGCCCGTGCCTCTAATTCCGCATCTAATCGGCGTTGGCTTGCGTCACCCTCTTTATCGGCGGCGGAAACGGCGGCGTCGGCGGCTTGCACCTTTGCATCCAAAAAACTATTTAATTGCTCAATGGCAAAGGAAACGGACGTACTTATTGCCTCCTTTTGGTCGTCGTCCAAATTCAGCCCAAACAACCCGTAAATGTCGTTTCCCCGTTCGTCGCCTTTGCTTTTCTCAATTTCTTGGTTGATTTTCGCAATGGTATTTTCGATTGTCTTAACCTCGACATCCGTCATTTTAACGCCCGCCGCTTTGTTCAACTCTAAAATCTTTTGCAACCGTGCCTTTTCTTGTGCCAAACGGAACCGGGTTTTGCGCTCCTCTGAATTACGGATTAAATCAAACTCGGACGCCTCCAACGCTTGTGTTTGGTCGAATAGCATTAACGCCCGTTGTTGGCTTAACTCGGTCGTTTGCTTCAATACCTCGGCATCATATTTGGCGTTAATATCCGCCTCGGATTGGCGCACGTCCTCGGCTAATTGCCTATTTTGTGCCAATTCGATTGCCCGTTGTTGCTGTAACAACTGAATACGCAAATTTATTTCCTCCTGCGAACCCTCACGGGCGGCGTCTAATTGTAATTGCGTCCGGTCGGCGGCGGCTTGCATTTGGTCTATTGTAATTTGGTCGTTCAATTCGCCCAAACTCTTTGCGTATTGTTGTTGCAAAAGTAATTGTTGGTTAAGCAATTCGGCAACTTGTGTTTCAGTTAATCCCCGCTCGGTTTCTAACCGGGTGTTAATGTCCTGTATTTGCCTTTCATACTCAACCCGCAATTGTTCCCGTTGCTTTTCCGCACCCTCTGCCATTAATGCAATTTGGGCGTCCTGTGTTGCCCGTTGTGCGGACAATTCCGCCGCCCGTTGGTTATTGGCAATATCTACCATATCAACCGCCAATTGTTCCCGTAATAAAACAATTTGGTCGTTCAACGCTTTACGTGCCTTAACCGTTAAATTAGTTTCCGTCCTCAACTGCAATTGTATGTCAGCAATCGCACGGGCGTTGGCGGCTTGACGTTGCGCCCGTTGTTGGTCGAATGAATTTTTAATTAAGGCAATCCGGGTGTCCTCGGCTTTGCGCAATATATCCGTTTCCGCTTTGGCGGCGTTCCGGTTTTCGTTTGCTCTTTGGGCGGCTTGTATTTTCCTTTCGGCGTCCAAATCCGCCCCCTCGGTTTTTAGATTAACGGCAATGTCAACCGCCCGCCCGGTATTATCTATTTGACCCTGCACGGCTTCAATTGCTTCATCAACCTTGACTTTATCAATTTTACCGTCTAAATCAACATCAATATAAACTTTCTTATCCCCACGAGCTTTGGCGTTATTCAACTGCAATAACATATCGTTTAATTGCTTCAACTTTGCCCGGTTTGCCTCCAAATCGTTTAATTCTTGACCGTAAAAACCAACGCTTTTATTATGCGCCTTTGTGCGCTCGGCTAATATTTCGTCCTCAATCTTTCGGGTTTCAGACAATGAAGCGTTACGGGCTTTAGCAATGTTTAATTCCCGGTTCAATTGGGCGACACGTTCGTTGCTAACCCGGTTCATTTCGGTTGCCTCGGTTTCCAAATAATCCAACCACGCCTTTTGTGCCTCGTTAAGTTTTTGTTGGTTCTTTGCCGATTTATCGGTATTAGATGCAAACAGAACTAAAGCCCCCACAACCGTAACCAATGCCAACGCCAAAAGAACATACGGATTTGCGGCGGCAATCAGATTGAAAGCCTTTTGCGCAATTGTAGCCGCCAATGTTGCCTTTGTTCCCTGCATGGTAACAAGGCGGTTATAAACTTGCGCTTTGCTCAATGCCGCCATTTGTAGCCGGGAAATACCCAACATAATTGCGGATTGTTTTTGTACTGCGTTTTGTATGGCTTGCACCCCGGTTGTAATGGCTATTGCCGCCTGTAACTTCTTTTGCGCTTCTTGCACTTCCTCACTTTCCGCCCCGAACAATTCCATTGCCCCGGTAAATGCGGCGAACCCACCGGACGCACCAGCCGCCAAACCTAATACGGCATCCAAATTGGACGTATCGGACGCCATGCGGGTAATTTCATCGGTCGCATCCTTAACCGCATCTCGTAACATTGCGGTTTCTTTGCTCAATTGCTGATATTCAGCGGTTCCTTGTTTGCCCCCCAATCGTAACAATGCTAATTGCTTCGTTTGGTTCTCTATTTGGGTCGTCAACCCTTTTGCGGCGTCGGAATAGTTACCCACGTTTAACGACGTTTTCCCGGTCGCTTCCTGCAACCGTTTCATTTCCTCGTAAATCGCTTTTGTTTCGGCAACCAATTTGCGCCCCTCCTCGGTCGCCTCCCTTTCCTCAACCGTCATATTATTGAGGTATATTTTATTGATTGAGTATTGAGCGGACAAACGATTATATGAACCCTCGGCGGATTGGTTCAACCGGGTTGTCAACTTGTTTAATTCGTTCGCCTCTTTTTGCGCTTGTTTCAATTCTGCCAAACGCTTTGCGTTCTCGCTTTCCGCAAACGCCAAATCCTTTGCCGCCCGTGTCAATTTGTCGGTATCGGCGGACGCCCCCCGGATTGTTTTACGTCCGTTCTCGGTCGCCCCGCTTACCCCCTCCAATGCAGCCTTAACCGTTATCGCCTCACTCTTTATATTTTTTAGAGTGTTCATATAGGCGTCGGAAAGTTGGTCTAACTGATTTATCAACTTTGTAATCGAATCGTCCGGGCTTACAAGGTCGCTATATTTTATAGGGTTGTTATTATCTGTCATACTTAACGTTATTTGCGGGCAATTTGCCCCGTATTAAATTATCTTTTCTTTTCCATGTAGTTAATCAACCAAAGAAAAACAACGCCGCAAATCGCCTTATTTGACGCCGTTTTTATTTTTGGTTGGTTTCAACAACTCCTTTATCCGCTCAAATGCGTTGTAATACTCCAATACGGTGTATTTCTTTGGTTCCGGTACGTGCAAATGTTGCGATATGGTTAAACACATATTTTCAAACTGTTTATCGTACTGAATTTCCATGTTATCGGAACCGCTAAAAACAACCGGGCGATTATATAACAACAACATCGTCGTTATTTTATCAATTTCCGCCCGTTTGTCCTCTGTATCGCCGTTTATAATCGCATCCAACATTAGCATTGTCCGGTTACGCAATTCGTCGTAATACTCTTTAATCGTCGCATCGTCGAACATACGGGGGAAATACATTTGCAATTCATCATCTATTTTTTTTTTGACCGCTTCCATTTGGGCGGTCAACTCTTTAATCGGAACGTCGCCGAACATATCGACGACCTTTTGCAACCCATCGTCGGATAAATCGTTGTACGGGGTTCCGTCGATTGATTTAACCAACACGGCAAACGCTAAACATTTCGGGCTTAACCCGGATTGAATGAAATACACGTTTTGCCGCATATTATCCAATTCGATTGCCGCCAATTCCGGGGTTTTGCTCCGGGCGTATCTCATTGCCTTTTCAATATGCGTGTCGAAATCCTGTAAATCCGAACCAATCCCGGCATCAACCAACAACATTTTATTGTATTTATGGAAACGCAACATCGGTAATTCGTCGATTGCGTCGTATATCTCAACCGTGTATTCCCCTATCTTAACCGTTTTCATAGCAAATAACGTGTTATCATGGTTGAACAAAAGGGAACCAACAACAACGCCGGGTTCCCGGTTATAAACGCCAAAAGGATTGCCAAAGCAACCCCCGCCCAAAAGGACAAACAGAAATCACAATTAAACATCTTTGCGAAAAACTCGTTGCCGTGGACTTGTACCCATTCGATAACCTGCCATTTGCGTAACAAGGTCAAACCGAATGCAGCAACCAAAGCAACCACGACCGTATAAAATAAAAATGCTTCCATACTCTTACAATTATTCATTAATACACGTTTCACTTATTCCCAATTCCCCGGCAAACCGGAACCCGGCGAACGGGTGCATTAAAAATTGGTTATCTATTTCATCCAAAGTAAACCCGGTAAATATGTTTTCGGCTTTCTCATATACTTTGTTTATCTGCATACTTCCACTTTTCAGCCAAAACCCACCGTTTAACACTCTCATAATTTCCTGTTTTACCGCTTCCCGGTTCCGGTTGTTTGGGTCGTTGGTAATTGTGCGCATATCAAACCAAAATATAACCGAAAACGGCGATTTATATTTGTTTGCTTCGCCGGGGAACCATGTTATTTGCTGCGGGTCGTCTAACGTAAAAAACGAAAAATTCCCAATATTACTATCGGGTTCAATCAACATATATTCATTGCCGCCAACATAAATATTGGGCGTATAATATCGTTTCCCTTGTATGGACTTAACTAACCGTTCCGCACGCCCAAAGGAATAATTAAGCCACGGCAACCCGTCCGCCAATCCCTTTTGAATATTTGCAATAACCCGGTCGAATAACTCCGGGTTCTTTATAATCGGTACTCTATCCATTTCCGTATATTGTTTTTTTTGCTTTGGTTAGCAAATCCGGGTAAACGTATTGCCAAATCAGTTTAGCAATGTTTTCATTCGTCAACCCTAATATTTGCCGCCCGTACTTTTTTATCAAATCTTCCGTCTTGAAATCCGACGCCTTAATTTCAAATTGTTTGTCGCCGACTTCCAAATAAAAACTACTTTCAAAATCGCCCTCATCCCGTAACGTTACCCGGTTCGTCGGTTGTCCCTTTTCCTCCTTTATGGCTATTGTTAGCGGGGTATAAGGTCGATAATCCATAATGTCAACGCCCAATCGGTTAATACCTTGTTCAAATAATTGTTCCTCGGCGTTGGCATCAATGATAAACGCCGTTGTCATTCCGTCGTCGATTATGTCCCGTATAATCAACCCGGACGTCAACCCGTCGTTAAATGTATTAACCCGGTTGCGCAAATCAATTATTGATTGTAACCCCGCCATAATGCAATTACGTTGTCCGGTACTTAACGCCCCGGTTGTTGCAACTCAAACAAATACGGTCAATTCCTTGCGTATCTAACCGCAAAGCCTCAAACGCTTTTTTAAGGTCATAACCCAAACCGCCGGGGCGTCCCTCAACGTTCCCGTCCAATTCGTACAAAATTTCCATTTTAGAGGCGTTGGATTGGTTCCGGTTTACCCTTACGTTGGGGTTCATTGCCAACGTGCGCAAAGCGATTGCCGCAACTTGGCGTTGTATTACCGTTTGGAATATCGCCCGTTGTTCAACGATAAAATCGGTTAGGTCGCAACCGACGGTAATTTCACAATTCAACCCGTAATTTAGCGTATTAGTGTACATCGTGTATGCTATATCCCACAACTCCGGGTATTCAGCGAATGTTTCCGGGGCGTTGTACATAAACGGGGAAATTTGCAAATACTTTGTCAATTGCCGCCATGCCTCAATATTGCCGTACCCGGTACACGTTCCGCACGGTTCTCGGCTCCAATCTTTCGACACGTTAATTGCTTGCATCCCGGCGGGTAAATCGTCTTGATTGTAGCAAAGGAACCACGCACCCCCGGCGTTGTTTGCGTCGCTGATATACGGCAAAAAACAATCTTCCAATGTAAACCATTGAAAGCCGCCATTTGTCAACGTAAAATTCAAATCAAACGTTTTTATCGGGTCAATCTGCGAACTATGGAAAAGATACAATTTCACAACCCCGGTTCCGCCCGTCATTTGCAAGCCGACACGGTGTATTTGTGCGGTTACTCCCATCGCCCGCACCGGGATAATCTCAAACCCTACTAACTTATGATTATTCGGTTGGGTTGCTCTGATACGTCCGGCACCGTCAAAGAACGTGCGACGCTCCAATAGGTTCTTTGTTTCCTTATCCAACCCCTTTATTTGGGTAAATGTTTGTACCGCCGTGGAAATTCCGTTGCGGGTCAAACGTTCCAAATAGTCGGATAATATGTTGTATTTCTCCCAAAAGGTCGAACCCTCGGCGGGAACCTCGGCGACGTTATCAACCAAAGCAACCCAATACAAAGGTTTGCCCGCCGCATCGTTGGCGTATTGTACCACGGTTCCGGCTTTCCATTCCTTTGTATCGTTCCAAACCGGGTATTGAAAACCCCAATTATCCGGGACGATTGCCGCCATATTATCCAACGTTACAAGCGGGTGCGCCCCTTGAAAATATAACCCGCTTTCGGTTTCCGTCAATTGCTCGGCGATTGCTTCGGCGGGATTATATGATTGTTCCCAACCGACGACGTGCAATAACTTATCTTGTATTTCCTTAATCCTATACATAAGCCCAAATATAACCGCCGCAAGTTTTTTTTATACCCTTACAGCATTTAACAATATTACTATCATTTAAACCCGTTTCCCGTTGTGCGTCTTTTACTGATAAGAATGTTTTTATCAAATCTCCGCAAATGGAATACATCGCAATTTGTTTTGCTCGTTGGTGCAATCCGCCTAATCTCCCAACCATATATTCGCCAATCTTTTTATTTAGGCGTGATTTTGTTATTGGATTATTACAATTTTCTTTGGTTGTAACCCAACGCAAATTGTCCGCCCTATTATTCGATTTGTCATCGTCGATATGGTCAACACATGGTTTGTTGTCCGGGTTCGGAATGAAAGCCGCCGCAACTAATCTATGAACATTAACAGATTTACGAGTACCATTGCACAATACTACAACATTATACCCGTGCTTATTGGGAACGGATTTAATTATCTTTGTATTATTACGCACGTTTCCGTAATTACTTATTTCATAATTTGGGAAATCGTATATTACTTTCCAACTTTCCATATCATTAATTAAAAAAAAGGGGGGCGGGGATAACCACCCCGTCCCCTCGGTTAAAACTTGAAATCCTTTGAGAAATCGTTATTAAAATCCCCCTTATGCACCACCCCCGGCGGGAAATTCCCCGGCGTTGGTTACATATACGGGCATGCCTAACGGTTCGTTCGGGTTGCGTGCTGCAATCTCGGCTTTGATAATCGGATTTGCCACGGTTTCCGGGTTGCTGTTATATGCTACCATGTAGGCAACATCAACGCTAAATCCGAAATACTCCTTAACGGCACACGTCAAATCAGCGGTTGCGGCTCCCATAATCGACGATTGGTCGCCAACGGCGGTGTAATAATGCGAACCAACGGGCAAATCAATGTACGGCAAACGTACAATATCCCATTCGTGGAAATTCGCACGGGTGCGGCGGTATGCCTCACGGTCAACACGGGTTAAGATACCAACGTTTCCATCGGCAACGGCAAACATTGTTCCCATTTTGCCCGCTTCATCGGTTACATTGTTGGTATAATGCAATACCTTGTTATCGTACTCCATGCGCTTATTAACGTCGTTGTAAACGCCATGTTGCGCCAACTTGCGAATTAGGCTATCAACCCCCGCATTTGCGATAAGGTGGATATATTCCGGGTAACAATTCGCCCGCATGATTGGGTTAATGTCGCCCAAAATCTCGGTTGCCATTTGGGTTGGCACTTGAATAACATTTCCGGTCTTCGTGTAATTGAGCAAAGTTTTGAAAACCTGCGTTTTGTTCGCCTCCAATGCGGCAACGGCTCCTTTATCCAAAGCATCCGCCAACGCACGGGTTGTTTTCTCCATTTTGCGCATGAAATCGTGTTGATACGAAATTTCATTGTTTGAATACGCCGCCGGAACCATCGTAAACCCGATTGAATAGGTAGACCAAACAAGCGTTACCAATGCGGACGTATTTTCATTGTCAGCAATAACGCACGAACGCACGTTGCTAACCTGTACGTTTTCGTCATAATTGATAACGGGAACTTGTACCGTGTTACCGATACTTACTAATGCCCTATCCCTCAAATTAGGGCTAATAATTGAGTTGGGGGCGTTGGTTTGTTCAATGAAGAAATCCAATGCGCCGTACTCACACGGGCGGAACATATTACGGTCTAACTCCGGGTTCTCTATCCGCCAATTCTGTACTCTTGTTGCTATTAAACTCATTGTTTAAAAAATTAAATTGTTTATAAATGCGGGTTTACCCTTTACCCGTGTTTCTTTTACTTTTCCGGCAATGCGGCAATATTGTTGTCCTGCCATGCCTGTTTCATTCCGGCGTCAAATTCAGCCGTTCCAATCTGCAAACCTTGTTGTTGCAAAGTGTTGGCGATTACGTCGTATGCCTCAACCCTCGTTTTTGCGCCGGATATATCAACGGTAACATTACCGCCCGCACCGCCGCCCGCCGGGGGATTGGTTCCGCCGCCCGCCGCTTGGCGTCCCTTATCCAAAATACCCATTGTTTCTAATTCACGGGTCAAAAGGTCGCCGGGGGTGTACGGGTTCAACTGATTGTTCGGGTTACGCATGATTGCGCCGTTTTCGTCCTTAAACGCTAACATTTTGCCGCCTTTGCCGTCGTCGATAAATTCCGGGTTCATACCCTTAATTTTGTCGATTGCTTGACCCAACAAAACCTTTGTTGCGCTTTCCGGCAACCCTGCCTTAAACTTCAATCCGGCGGTTGCTGTCTGCAATGCCGTTTCAACACGAATGCCGAACACTTCCTTTGTATGGGTTTGTTCGGCTTCATCGTATTTGCTTTTGAGGTCGTTGTATTGGGTCGTAACGCTTTGCAAATCTGCCTTTGCTTGCTTCAATGCCTTTGCGGTTTCCGCATCCGTCGCACCGTCGGCAATTGCCTTTTCCAAACGTGCCTTTTCTTTCGTCAGACTTTCGATTTGGGTTTGCAATGCGCTTGCGCTTTCCGCTTTGGTTTTGAACTCGGTGACCACACGTTTTGCGTAATCAAACGTCTTTTCGGTTCCGTTCTTTGCGATACCGGACGCCGCCAAAATATCGGCATCCAATCCGCCGTAAATTTCGCCCGTCTTTTTGGCGATAACGCTACTTTCGTCGTTGGCGGACAATGTTGTAATTGCCGCAATTTGTTCGTCCGTCAAACCGGACAAAGCCGCATTTGCAATTAAAATTTCTCTCGTTAACATAATTCTTTCCCTTTGAATTTTTAATTCAGCGCAATTGTTTTAATATCTGCGCTGTTAGCGTTTACAATAAGAATAGAATATTTTGGAGAATCCCCGGTTGTGTCAACCAACCAACTAACAATTTTTGCATGACTGATTTTCTTTTCAACCTCTTTTGTTACCAAAATAACATCGGCAATTGTGCCGCCCTCAATACAAGCAATCAACTTGTTTTTTGTGTCGCCATCCAATGCGGCGGCGGTTGTTGTTACTTCAATAACCAAATTGTCCTGCTGTGCAATCTGTGCCATAATCGTATTTTTAATGGTTTAATACTCTGTTACTTTTTCGCTCCGGGTTTGTCCTCGGCTTCTGCCTTTGCCTTTGCATCGGCTTTGGGTTCCTTTGCAGTTGTCGCCGGTATAAAGCCCTCCGCTTTCAATTCTGCCAAAATCTCGGCTTTCAATGCTGCCTTTTCCTCGGCACGGGCTTTGGCGTCCGCCTCGGCTTTCGCTTTGGCATCGGCTTTGGCTTTTTCCTCGGCGGCTTTGGCTTTCTCTGCCTTTGCCTTTTCGTCCGCCTCGGCTTTCGCTTTCATGTACTCGTTGGGGTCGTGCAATACGGTAATCGTGTAACCCTGTTTTTTCAGATTGTCGGCAATGCTATTTTCATAACCCTTTTTGCCGAACTTCTGAATACGGGGAATTGATAACCGTTTGCCCGTTTCGCTGTCGAATTTCTTAATTTCGATAACGCAATGATACAAATGTTTCTCATTGTCCGGGACAATGTAGTTTTCGGGCGTAACGTCGATAATCGCAACGTCTTTAGTTTTGCCCTCGCCTATTTTCACTCGCATAATCGTTAAATTTATTTGTTATAAAATTTATCTTAGAGTTGAACGGCATATTATACCCAAACTCCAATACGTTAAGATATTCACGTTCAAACCTGCGCACAAAGTTAGCAAAATTCAACTTTATACGCATATCGTTTTCGCTGATAATGTTTTTACCGTACAAATCCAATACCTCGGAACGGGTTAAATGTCGGTACGGTTCCAATTCCGCCAACGTCAACATACGTTGCAATTGGGTTGGACTGTTCCGGTATTCCGTTTCAATGATTTGGTTTTGTAGGGCGTCTAATTCCGCCTCGCTTGCGCCGCTTTCCTTTGCTATCTTGTAACGTTCCCGTAACTCCGTTGCGTTGGATAAATAGAACTCCGTGCCGTAATTGACTTTTGCAGAAACGAACAAACCGCCATACCTCAAACGGCAAACGGTTTCATCGACGAATTGTTGCGCCGCCTCAAATCCTTTCTTTACTCGGTTTAATACCGTGCTTTGGCTCTCAAAATTCGCCTGTATTTGTTGCTCGTTCAATGCGTCCCGTGTGGTTATTTCCTCGTTGGTTCCAACAACCGACGTAATAATGTCATTCTTTAGGCGGTTTTCTTCCTCAACGTTATAATCCAAACTCCCACGGTCAACGGTTAGCATTTGCACCGGGTTACGCAAATCGGGTTGTTTATCCCCGTCCGGTATTGGTATTTCAACGAACGAACCCACGCCGTTAATACGACTATCCCCGCATTTGGGGCAACGCATCAAAAGCCCGGCAGCGTCCAATCTATAAAACCCTTGTTTGTCTTTCAAAAACCCACCGTCGCAATAATCGCCATTTTCGCCGTTACTGAAATCGCATGATTGTTCGTAACCGGAATATATCGGATATGCACCGTACAAATCTAAATGTCGCTTACTGATATGGTAAAACAAAAACCAATCCAACGCCTCCAATTGCTTGGTTAGCGGGGATTGCTTAATGTCGGGTTCCGATAAACTCAACGGTTCATTCCAAAAGAAACGGGCGGGACAATAACCGACGTCGTGCGGGTTATCAATCAGCAATTCGCCGATATTGTGGTTTTTGTCCTCTCTGAAAACTCTATAACGTTCGTCGTCAATTACTGCGATACGTTCGCCGTCCTGCCTAAATATGATATAATCCATTATCCCCGTCGTCGGGTTGGCTCTGTAATCAATCACGGATGCAATAGGCAACCAATAGAAATACGGTTGCGGGTATTTGTCGGCGGGGTTTTGTTCGCTCGGCATATCGACAATTAGAACGCTATTTATTTCGGTTTGGAAAAACTCCCATCCTTTTGTACTCCAAATTTCCGGTTCGTATAATACGTCTTGGCGGTAATACTCCCAATCGTCCCTTTGTTCCGGGTTTTGGAATTGATAATTGAACGCCGGGTTACGACCGTCAAAAATCCGGCTCAACTTATCAAAACAAACGCCCGTTACCTCGTTTGTTTTAACGGGGTAACGGAACAATGTTTTGAACATCTTAAATTTATCATGCGGCAATAGGTTAGAAACAAATGCCATAAAATCCGTAATCGGTTGGCAAATGTCAAACGACGTTATACGGGTGCGGGCGTGAAAATTAATGCGCTGTTGGTGATAAATAGCCTTATTTATCGTTTTGCGCTTTTTCGGCTCCGTTATCCGCTTTTTTATTTCGTTTATATCCAATCCCATTGTCTTTGTCAAATTTAAAGTCTGAATTTTCCGGCAATCTCCAACCGCCATTATTAGGCATTCGCAAAAGACGTTCGGCGTGCGTAATCTCGAATTGTTCGGTTACGTTCAATGTATCATTGATTAACGCAACCTTTTGTACTTTCGCCGCCATATCGTCAACCTCCAACGGTAACTTTTAAATCCGTCAACGGATTAAATTCCGGTGCAATGATTGTGAGGTTGTCGGAATAGTTAGGCAAAAACACCCATTGTATTGCGTTGCTGTCCGGGGCTTCTAATCCGCCATGCGTTTTGTCGCCAATGAACAACGAACGGATAGGAATAGGATAATACGTTGTCTTTACCGTTTCGTCCTGTATTGCCTCAATACTTCCGTTTTCGTCAAACAGATAGACGCCCAAATTGTCCGCCCAACTTTCGCATTGCAATTCTTTCATTGCCTTAATTACTGATTGGGGGATTTTACGCATTACCCCGGTAAACGGGTTTGGTTCACGCCCTATAATTTCCTCAACGCCTCCCAATGTTTCGTTACCACCTCCAAAGGTTCGGGCGGCTCCGGCTTCGTTGGTCGGGGCTTGGATATACGGGGAAACAACAATTTTGGTACTATCTGCCGCCGTCAATAACGGCGTCCATGAAGCCAACGAAGTAATTGCCTTTTCCGTGGTAAAACTGTTTTTGCTTCCGTTGTCCTTTGTAAGACGCTGAAATGCTACCTTTTGAATTTGCCCGAAACTTTCGGCACAATTTACGGCGGGAATATCGGGCAATGCAGCCGCCGCCGGACACTTACAAGTAATCATACTTTCTAAATTTTAACGTTAAAACTATTGTTTACTATCTCCGGGCTGTCCCTTTGCCCTTTGTTTTCGCCTACAAAGTTATAAACTTTTTCGGTTACAAACTTGCATATCTCAAAAATAATGCTAATTGCGTCGTTTTACACCTCGGTTTGCGTGTGCGTATGGTTGTATATTACCGTCGGCAATCTCTTTTTCGTAAATCCCGGTTAATCCGTCCTCCGGGTCGTCGTGCGTGTTCGCATCGAAATTACGCAAAAAGGTTGTAACATGGTCGTAAACGGCTTTGTACCGGGTTTCCCATCCGAACGGCATAATGATATGTTGGTTTACCATTGCGGAATTAGTGATTATCCGGCTTTCCTTGTTACCCCCTTGATAAAACGGGTCGGTAATTGCCCGGACTTTCTTTTTAATAACCTTTTCAAAGCCCGCACCCCCGTTGTTGCTCTCAACCCATGCTTTTTGCGTGCCGTTGCGGTTTATCATCGCCGGAACAGTTACGGTTGTTACGTCCGTGTTTTCGTCCGTCATTTCCATATCCGTAATTAAAGCAAATAACAACGGTTCCATACGCTTTGTTTTCTCGTTGAAAACCATGTTATCAGATTTATAGACGTCATACGTTGCACCAAACAAAAGGTCGTCGCCCTCATCGGCAACGTCAATGTATGCCCCGGAACGTATGTACGTGCCGTAATCGGATTTTTCGACCCACGTTTTAAATGGCTGATATAATCGACCCTCGGCGGAACCGGGGTTGCCTTGATAGAGGCATTGAAATTGTACCGGGTCTAATGCCTTTTGCGCTTCCAATTTCATACGGCTATGCCGCCCCTCCCATAATGCAGCCCCAACCGGGCGGGGGTCTATTTCGGTCGGTTCTCCGGTTTTCAATCCCTCAAAGTTTATGCGCACCCATACCCCCGGCGTTACGTTTTCCAAATCCGCCCAACACTTAACATCTATAATCGTTTCCCCGCTCTTTTCAATTCGTCCTATCAAATCGTCGTCGTGCCATCGGGTAAATACTATTAATTCCTGCGAATCGTTGTGTAAACGGGTGCGTACAACGGTCGTGTACCATTTCCACGCCGCCGCCCGTACTATCGGGCTGTTACCCTCTGCGTAATCCTTATAAACGTCGTCCAATATCGACACGTCCACGGTTTTAGAGGTCAACGAACCACCACGACCCACAACACGCAACGACCCCTTACGCCCTACCATTTCGATAACATCACTATTGCGTAAATAGGTATTCGCCATTGTTACGACGTTGGAACCGTTCAAATATGTATCGGGGAACAATTCACGATACCGGGGCGTGTCGATAATACGTTGTACGTCCCGGTTAAAATCCCGTGCAATTGTCGCCGCATACGAACCAATACATATTTTGCGGTCGGGGTCTAATCCCAACATAAATGCGGGTAATTTTCGGCTTGACCCCTCCGATTTACCGTGTTGGGGCGGCTGTTGTACAATCATCTTTCGGATTTTGCCATGTGCGAACATATCCAACAACGTATAATAAACGACGTGGAAAGGCTCTAACACTAAATCCGGTTGCATATACCGGGCAAAGTTGATAAGACGTTTACGGGCGGCGGCTTTAACCAACAAATCCGGTTGTTGCCGGATTGCGTCGTACATCTGCAATAATTGTTCGTTGTTCATTGCTTTGCCTCCTTTCGTTTCGTCCAATTGGCACACGCTTTGCGCCCCCGGATAATGTGCCATTTCTCAAACGGACACGTTAAACAAATCGGTTTTCCCTGCCAATCTAAATTACTATGCGAATTTACCCAACTACCATGCCCGCAATCGTCGCAAATGTGTTTCGTCCATTCCGGTTGGATTGTTCCGGGACGGGGTGCGGTTACTCTCTTTGCCATTATTGCGCCCCTCCTTTCTCGGCTAATGCCTTTTGGTACTCGGCGGATTGTAGTTTGTCCGCCAATGCAAACAACATATCGTCCGGGATTGCCTTAACGTCGTACTTTGGTTTATCGTTGTCGGTCGTGGCGTTATATCCGGGTATCTCAATTTTAACGGGTGCGTCAAACCCTAACATCTTTGCCCTGCGTTGCTGAATGTTCAAAAGCAAATCCAAAAACCGGGGGTTCCCGGCGGACGTTTCGGTTGCGGTTTCATTGTACCCGTAATATTCCGGGTCGCCGTCCTCGGCATCGGTTTTGATTGGTCGCCCTTTGTTGGTTTTCTCTTTGGTGCGCATCTTTCCGGTTTTCGACGCCTCCCACGCCTCCCACGCTTGTTGCTCCATTTTATCCAACTTGCGCAATTCCTGTGTAACGTATTCGTCTATCGTTTCCAATCGTTCCCGTTTCCATTCAATAAGGCATTGTTGCAAATCGTAATAAACCATTTGAAACGATATTGTATATTGCAAACCACGTTCCGCAATGTTACGGTTCAATGCCTCGGCAATTTCCCGGTATGAATAACCACGCAAAAACAAATCAGCACAAAAACGAACGTCATAAACTCGTTGTTCTTCCGACCTTTTGTTATATCCGGCGGGTTTCCGCCCCTTTGTCAATTTTTCCATTGTCTAACCTCTTTTAATGTCCAAACGGGGTAAAAAATAACCCTTTGCGCTTTTCGTCCTTTGGTTCCCTTGCTTGGTTTCCCTTTTATCGGCTCCCCTTGCTTTCGTTCCTTTGGCTCCCCTACCATTGGGTTTGTTTCTTTTCTCCGTTTGCCCTCCTTAAAACGTTGTTTACCCTTTACAAGTTATTTGCGGGGAATTTCCATTTTAAGAGGCTTTTGTTATTAACTCAATACTTTTATCGTCTTAATGGTTATCTTTCAACCACGGGGCAAATTTACGGGTTTTCCGGGGCATTGCCAAACCTTTGTTATCTCATGTATATAAACGGCAAAACCCCGGCTTTGTTTCCGGGGCTTTTATGCCTATTGTCCTATACCGTTTTCGTACCTTCCATTTGAACAACGAAAATGCGGTTGGGTTCCACGGGGGTTGGTGTATTCCGTTCCCCCTTTCATTTCCTTTATTGCCAAACATACCGGGGCGGGCTTTCCATTTACCGGAAATTCCGGGTTGAAATATCGACACGTTCCGCATATCTTTTCGGGGCGTCGATTATCCGGGGCGCATCCGGTCGGCATATTAGGAATTTCCGACGAACATTTATTTTTCATTGCGTCGCCCCCCTTTCCGTTTATTCTTTGCCCGGCATTTGTTCCGGGGGTTCTTTTTCAAATCGACCCGTTGGATTTGTATTTCGGAACCGGGGAACATATCAGCAAAGAACGCCGCCATTGCTTCCACTTCTTTTGGGACGTTGTGCGCCTCCGGTTTCTTGTACTCCCTTTTACGTTCCGGTTGCTTTTCCATTTGGACGGCGGGGCAAACGTCGATAAGCGGGCAACCCTTACAAGTATTTACGGGCTTTGCTTTCTTTTCGCTTTCGCAAATCGCTTTATATTTCCGGTCGTTCGCCGTTCTAAATCCGTGGTAATCGTCCCGGTGTGCGCTTGCACGTGTAAACATTTCCATTGCTTCAACCGCAATGCGGGCTAAAATAAAATCCGGGGTATCATTAAACGCCTTTTCCATTGAATTACGGTTTACCACCTCGGCAATCTCATTAATAAATTGTTCTTTGTTAATCATCGCTCTTTAATTTTTAGGTTTATATTCTTGGCAACGACACGTTCCGCATGATTGTTCAGATTTGAACGCCTCGCAATATCCGTTACCGTTTACGTCCTCATTCGTGAAATTGGCACAATCGCCGCATCCTTTGTTTGTGGGTTCCTTTTGGGTATTTTCGACGGGATTGTTTTTAGGTTCAAATTCTCGTTTAAAATCCCGTTCCGGGCGGGCGGTAAATCGTCCGTTCAATTCCCGGATAATGTACCAACTTTCCGGCACGTCAACGAATATGCCGTTGCCATCGGGAAAAGAAAACATTGCTTTGCCGTCCGGGGTGCGGGGCGTCGTAACCGTTCCGCCTCCGGTAAATCTCAAAACGTCGTTCACGTTGTCCCGGCGAAATTGGATTGCGTCAACCTCTAACAAGGTGCGACAATACCGGGTTCCCGCCGTGGCGTCCGGGTCAACTAAACGGGTGCGCATTTCCTCCGGGTATTCCTCCGGGTCGTACTTCATATAAACCGACTGCATACCATCGGCATAAAAGAACTCAATAAAACGGTCGCCCAATCGTCCCCGGATTGCTTGTTTTAACGCCTCAATCCTTTGCGCCTCCGGGGTATCGTTTCCCTCACTACCATTTTGCGCCCAACTCAAACGTATTGAGGTATCGGACGCCGTAACCTCAATTTCTTGTTTTGTTATGTCCTCAATCATTGCGCACATATCGCAATCAAAGGGGCTTAATACTTGTTTGTTCATCGCTCTAAAAATTTATTTGTTATTACTATCCGGGGCGGCTTTAACCTTAACCCCGGCAATTGTTCCGTTATAATTAAATTCCAATGTTTCGACGCCCTTAAATCCCCCGGCAATACGCAACAAACGCCAATAAATCGTTTTCCGGTCGCTCCTATGGAATTTATCGCATTGCCTACCAATTCCGGGGCAATCTTCCCTTTTAATTTTGCATCGAACGCAACGTTGCGTAAATATTGCGGAGTTGTTGTTGGCTAATCGTGCATCCGCCGCCGTCCATATCTCGGCAATCAATACCATACCCCGGTAAACGCAACGTTCGCCGGGGCTGTATTCTCTATTTGGGTCGAACGGTTCGGGTTGCTTTACTCTCATTCTTTGCCCGCTTCGTTTACATAGTCAAACAATACGTCCAAATCTTCCTTTGCGCCTTTTACGCAAATTCGTACCCTATCGCCGCCCGCTAATGCGGTTTCGACAATCTCACAATTATACCGGGGGGCGTTTATCTGTATCATTGCCGCCGTGGTATTCGTTACAAACTCGTTTCTTTCTTCCATGCTCTCGGATTTTTGTAGTAAATAAAATGTTTCCGTTGGTTCGTTCTCGCTTTGACACGCCCCCAACAAAAGCGTTGCCAAAGATAACAATAAAATCTTTGCTTTCATCGTTTTACCTTTCTTTTAATCCATATAAACCGTATGCCAATACCGACAAACAATATTTTCGCCTCAATGTCAACGTAACAGTCGTAACCGTTGACCGCATCCACGGACACGCCGGGAACAACAAACCAACTCTTATATTTCCAATATTCCCGTACGTACACGCAAACGCCAACCCGTCCGATATGAACCCCAATTTGCGCCGTATGAACGTCGCCATTGTTCGGGATAATTCCGATTTGCTTTTTACTCATTGCCTTTTCTGTTTAGTAATTCGTAACTCTCTTTGTCAACTACCAACGCCCGTGGATATTCGGTTATTACTCCCTTTGTGTACACTAAATTGTAAATACCTAATTGCCCCTTAATTGGAAACTCAACAACCCGGCGGGGGTTCCGCATCATCCAACCGAACCCCTTTGTTATTGACTTACGTTTTTCGGGCGGTATGCGGGTATTTTCCCAATCCTCCGGGGTAAACTCGGCGACGGGCTTAACATCGTACAACTCAACCAACCCCAATGTTACCCCGCTTTCATACCCCGGAATTACGGGATTAGCGGACGAACAAACTATTAAATCGCCCCGGTACGGTGTGTTTTTACTTCGTACCTCAATACACTTTTCGCCGTAAACAATCCCGTTGTCCTCATACGCCGCCGTTACCAACTGCGTTGCATACGGGTTTTTAACGGTTAATGCACGCCAACGGTCGTGCAATTTAGGCTTATAATCTTTGTTATTATACTGCATAATCATTTTTTATTATCGGGTTCGTCCTCGTTTTCGTCGTTTAGTTCCGGGTAATGGATAAATCCAATTTGCCGGACGCTTTGAATTGGTTCGTAAATGATAACGGCAACATCGCCGTCCGTCCTTACGCCAACTAATCGACAATCGGCGGGAACTTCAACCCTTATTTCATTTCTTTTCATTGAACAAATCCCAATTTGCCGGGACACAATAACCGGGCAATGTTTCCCGGTCAATCCCGGACGCTCTTACAAAACTATCTTTCCAATATATCCGGGGTGTTTTGTCCGGGTGCGCCTCCCAATAGTCGAACACGTCGTTGTAAAACGTCAATGTTTCCCGCTTTGTATATCTGCAACCGCTTTGTAATCCTATCTTAAACAAGTCAACAAAGGGGTACGACAAAGCAATTACAGAAAATGCCCGGTCAAACATTCCCACGGGGATTGGTTCAACGCTTGCAAAGGTACGGAACCCGTGGCGTTTTGCCCGTGCCAATGCGTTTATACGCATCCGGTTTGGGCTTGCTTTGGGTTCCAATTCGTCGCATCCGGTCAACGTAGAACCAATGGCAATACGGGATTTGTCCCAACCCTCGGACGCCTCGGCAAAGTCGATTAAAATATTGATACCCTCGGCGCATTTACTCAATACCTTTATCGGGACGCCGTGGCGTTGACAAACGCCGATTGCTTGGCGGGTCAACCTTTGCGTTTCCGGCAATAACGGGTCGGTCGTGACCGAAAAGAACAACCCCGTTTTTTGCAATTCGTCCTTATGCTTCAACAACTCATTCGTAAATATATCCAATGCGTATGGATATTCCCGTAATGCCTTTTTCAATTCCGGGGTATTGCCGCCCAACACTTTTGCGCCCCGCCCTTTGCGCAAATAACAATACGTGCATCCATTGGTACAACCAACGTAAAAGTTGGCGGCGTTCTCGGCATATTCCCCGGCTTTTCCCTTTGGGCTGTAAATAACCCGTCCGTTTATCGCTCCCATAATAAAACAGATTAAAACGGTAAATCGTCGGTTCCGTCGGGGGCGGGTGCATCCGGCACGGGCGGCGGCGGGGCTTGCGTTCCGGCTCCGGTTCCTTTGGGCGTCAACATTTCCATATCGGTTGCGACAATTTCGGTAATATACCGTTTCACGCCCTGCGCATCGTCATAACTCCGGGTTCTTAATTCCCCCTCAATATAAAGTTTATCGCCCTTTTTGACGTATTGATTGGCGACCTTTGCCAACCCATTTTGCAACACAATGTTGTGCCACTCGGTACGCTCCGGGATTTGCCGCCCGTCCTTTGTCGTAAACCCCCGTTTAGTGGTTGCCAACGAAAATGTCGCAACACAACCGCCGTTGTCGAACTCCTTAAAATCCGGGGCTTTCCCGGTATGTCCTAATAAAGTAACTTTGTTTACACTCATAACTATTTGAATTTAATACCATCCAACAAATACAAATTCTTATTATCAGACCAACCCGCCGCCATGTTTAAGGCTTTCCGGTCGTCGTCATGCACAAACTCGCAATACCACGAATTGCCGCCAATGTTCGCTTTTTCTTTTAGTCGTACCAATTTACCGACAATGTACCGGGCAAACTTGGCGTACCCGCTAACCTCGGATATATGGATAATACGACGTTCGGCGTTTATTTTTGGTAATTCTTCGATTTGCGGGCGTTTCTCCTCGGCGGGGTATCTTTGTACCCTCTGAAAGTCTTTTTTGATTGACGACCGGGAAATTGCCCCGTAATCGGGTTGCCTCTTTTTGGTTCTCATTTTTTATATCTCCATTTATAACCCTTATGCAAATTTCCTTTCCCTTTACATACCTTACAAATTGCCGTTGCCGAAAAATTGCCTTTTCGGGCGGCTTCTTGTATGCTAACAAATACATTTACAACAATACCGTTTTTTATTTGCTCAACCGCTTTTTCGTGGTGCGGTTTCGCTTTTTTTCCAATCCATTTAGATTTTGTTATTGGGTTATTCTGATTTTCTTTAACCGTAACCCAACGCAAATTATCTGCATGGTTATTGGCTCGGTCGCCGTCGATATGGTCAACACATGGTTTGTTGTCCGGGTTCGGAATGAAAGCCGCCGCAACTAATCTATGAACACGGAACATTTTCCCGGTTCCATTTTTCCATAAACTAATTATTTTATATCCTTTCAAATATCCGCCTTTCATTAGAAACGCATCCTTTTTTAAGGAACGAACATTGCCATAATTAGAAATTTGATAATGTCCTTTGTAACCCTCAATATCTTTCCAAATTTGCATACTCATTTTTCATTAATTCAATCATTCTCATATTGCCGGAATATATACGCATTTTCGTTTTATCCCCATTCTCCCAACATGAATGATGTTCAAAACATAGTATATTTATATTTCTTGCATCATGCGCCGCCTCCGGGAATGCGCCACGGGTCAATATATGCGAACAATAAACGGCGGAATAATTCCGTAACGGCTTTAAACATTCCTCACATCGGTGCGGCTTATGTTCCCAAACCCAACGGAAAAAGCGTTCATTTGCCGCCATGATATTTGCACCCCGTCCCGTAATACAATGCCCGAACAATTCCCGTTGTATCTCAACCCTCAAACGAATATCCATTTTAAACAACTTAATGTCTAATAATGGTTGATAGCCACGTGATACAACATAATTATAACTTTCTCGGTCGTCTATAATAATCGTTTCCATACAAAACCATTATAATTTTTTGTTTTACCATCTAAGTTTTTGCAAATACCTTTTCGCAAAAATCCGCTTTTCTTTGCTTCGGCAAATGATATATACGTTTTTATCAAATTCCCGTTCAAATCATATTGTGCCAATCCTTTTGCGGCGTAATGCGGTTTATTGTTCAATATACGCTTTAGTTTATCAACCGTTACCGGGTTATTGCTATTTTCCTTTGGTGTAACCCAACGTAAATTGCAAACCCTATTATCGGTTAAATTTCCGTTTATGTGGTCAACTTGTTGTTTGTTATCCGGGTTCGGAATGAAAGCCGCCGCAACTAATCTATGAACTAAAAAAACGTATCGTTTTCCGCTCCTATATAGTCCAACGGCATTATATCCGTTTATTTTCCACGGCTTCAACATAACGTCCGTTTTTACACTAAAAACGTTTCCCGTATTATCAACACAATATCCGGGAAATTCTGCAATTTCTTTTAAATTTTCCATATTTGCCAACTTTATAAGTAAGCCAACATTTAAGAAAACGGGGCGGGCTGTTGGCTTGCCCTTTTCAGTTGGTAGCTACTCCAACCTATCCCCGTTTATGCTGCAAATATAGCAAATTTATTGGTATTCGTCCCGGTCTGTCAACAAATACGGTTCCATACTCTTACATTTCCGCCGTTTCGTCGTTCGGTTCCGGGTCGTCCGCCGGGTCGTTAATATCCGGGAACAATCCGTTGTCCTCTATCTTTTCGGCACTCAAACCCGGTGCGGGTTCGCCATCAGCCCCGAACAACTCCAATTGCGCCTTTTTGCCTTTGAATAAAAAGGCGTAAACCTCGGTTTCAATATCGGCGGCAATTTCTTCTAATTCTTCCTCAAACCCGAACGTTTCCGTATTGAATTTAAGTCGGGGGGAATTGATAGCGGTTTTTTGATTGTTTGAAACGGTAAACAACCCAGTTAAAACAACCCCTACGTTATCGTCTTGACCGGAAAAGGACACGCCCCGAACCTCTATGTTTTTCAACATTTCGTCGGCAAAATCCCGTGATAACTCGCTTTGCTTTTTGGTTGCTTTGAAATCGGACGTTTCAACCATTGAAAGAAAGGACGTAATATTAAAAATCCGTCCCATGATTGGGCGCAAACGGTCGAAACAATCCCGCAAATCCGGGTGTATGTCCTTTGCACTTTCGACGTGGTATTTGTTCGTGTAACTCTCATTACCTATTGTTTCGGTAACTTCATAATGTACGTCTAACCCGCCGTCCTTTAATGTCTTGACTTTCGACAATGCAAACGCCTTTTCGCTTGGTATCAACATAACGTTTGCGGCTTTTTTTTCTTCGCTCATATTGTAATATTTTTTGTGGCCGGGACCCCGCCCGGCGTCGGTTTTATAATTTAGATAACCATTGTTCATATATTTGTAATGCAATTTTAGCAATCATTATTGGCGGAACACTCATACCAACAATATAATCAATTGAACATCCATTAAAATTATAATCGTTGGGGAAAGAACCGCCCCGTATAACTTCTAAATCATTCAAATATCTTTTCTCTTTAAAAACAATTAATCGTTTTTCGCTTGTTAATGTCCATATTGGTTTATCATCATGAATAAAACGATATGAAAATAAACTTTCTTTCCCTTTCATTCGTTTAGATGCTTTACGCATATCGGGGTCGGTTGGTTTTGCATAACTCAAATATTTTAAAAACGTATCATTAAGCGGATATTGTATTTCATTTGTTTTTATTTGAGAAAAAACGATTGGTTTTTCTTTGAAATTCATTTCAATATAAGGTACTTTATCGAATATATTTTTTTGATATAAAAATTTATCTGATAAATCCTTTCTTAAACAAATAAAAAACACTCTTTCTCTTTCTTGCGGAACCCCCATGTTGATAGCATTTAATAAAAAGTGTTGGCAATAATATCCGGCTTTATTGAAATCGTTATATATTTCCCGAACATAATTTATTGCCGCACCTTGTAACAACCCCTTTACATTTTCAGCAACAACAACTTTAGGTTGTAATTTTTTTACCAAATCTATAAAATCAAAAAAAAGCGTATCTAATATTTGTTCTTTTTGTCCCTCTTTAAATTTTTTAGATTTCCCCCAATCTTTCTTACGGTTGCCATTTGTTGTAAAACTACTACAAGGCGGTGAACCATCTAATATATCCAAATTATACAATTCAATTGGCAAATCATTTCTTTTCTTAAATTGTTGTATCGGTTCACAATAATGGTATTTGGGTTTATGGTTTAATATATAACAATCCATTAATTTACTATCAATTTCATTGCATCCTATAACATCAAACCCCGCTAATTTATAACCCATTGTTGAACCGCCGCCACACGCAAAGCAACTAAAAACATTTTCTTTATCTTTAGTAAAAACAGTATCTTTAAGATTCCAATTATAGTGCATAATCAAAAATCGTTTTCGTTCAACAATTCCCGTGTCTTACTATTCAACGGAACC